ATTATAAACTCAATAACAAAACAATTATATCCAGCTATAGCAAATCTTTTTTCAACAAGTGCAAGCAAAGTTGAAAGAGCAATAAGACACGCGATTGAAGTTGCTTGGAATAGGGGAAAGATAGAAAACATAAATGCATTGTTTGGTATTAAAGTTTATAATACAAATGAAAAACCTACTAACGGCGAATTTATTGCTTTAGTTGCTGATAAAATGTTAATAGAAGGTGCTTAATTAATAAATAAAAGGTTTGTGAGTAGTATTAAAATTTATATTTATAGCAAATAAATTTTACACAAAAAATAGCATTTTTACATATTATTTTTTACTTTAGTTAAACATAATAAAGTAAAATAAAAAATTTTTTTAAAAAAGTACTAAAAATGTAATGTCATAATAGGTTTGTCAGTATAAGACAGGCCTATTTTTTATAGAAAAATTTAGGTTCATCTTAACTGATGGACCTATTTTTTTATTTTCAATAAAAGGAGGAATCTATGAGAGGAAATATTCATGGTGGCAAGTTAAAGCAAAAAAGAATTTGTCTTGGAGTACAAGTTTCGGAAGATATGCATTTAGCACTTATTAAACTTGCAGGCAAAAAAGAGCTTACTATTAGTGATATTGTTCGTATGGCGATCAAAAACTTTATTTCAAAAGAAACAGTTTAAAGAGGGGGTGAAAAACTTGTATTTACAAGAGAAACGGAAAGAACTTGGGATTGAACAGTCAGAGTTAGCCCAAAAGATAAAAGCAACAGTTCCTATGGTAAGTTATTTTGAGAATTATAAATGTTTACCAATTCCATCAATGCTTAAGGACATTTGTAAAGAATTAAGATGTGAAGTTTTAGACATTTATAAGTATGATGAACTTTTTGTTAATACAAGAAAAATACATAGACAACTTAAAGCTTTACTTAATATGGAACCACAAATTTATAAGTTAACTGTAGAACTTCCAAATAGTGCGAGACAAGTTTTAACACCAAGCAATCTTGAGAAGTGTGGTTATCAAAGTCTTAAGGATTTTATTTATCATTGCTGCAAAAAGTTTGAAAGACAACTTAAAACGGTTGAACAAAATAAAAAAGCCACCGAACACTCGAACTGTTCAGTGGTTTACGAGAAGGATATGTAATAATACCCATCGCACCAATTATTATATATCTTTCTCGCTTAAAAATCAAATGTTAAGGAGAAAAAAATGAAATTATATGAAAAACTAATTGAAATTCAAAGCACATTATCTGTAAACAAGACAAAACATAATGATTTTGGAAACTTTATGTATCGTTCTTGTGAAGATATTTTAAAAGCAGTTAAACCTTCACTTAAAGAACATGGTCTTTTCTTATTGCTTATAGATGAAGTTGTTTCTGTTGGAGACAAAAATTATGTTAAAGCTATTGCAAGATTATCTGACGGAATAGAAGAAATTGAAACAAGTGCATTGGCAAGGGAACCTGGAACTCCAAAAGCAAAAATGGATGAAAGCCAAACGACAGGTTCAACTTCAAGTTATGCAAGAAAATATGCTCTTAATGGTTTGTTTGGACTTGATGATGGAGAAGATGGTGATTCTCTTAATGATGGCAAAAGTCCAAAAGGAAAAGGTGATAAGGGAGAAAAACTTATAACCAAGGTCCAAATTGAAGAACTTAAGAAACTTGGATTTGATGATGAACGCCTTCAAAAAATGGCTGAATATTACAAAGTTGATAGCATTAACAAAATCTCATTTAAGCAAGCTGATGAAGCAATAAAAAAGCAAAAAAGGAAAGCTGAAAAAACTAAAGCTGCAGGTGCTAAAAATGAGTAAAGTTAAATTTAATAAAAAAACACATAAATACACTTTAGTTGATTCTAAAGGGAAAAAAATCTCAGACTTGATTAGTGTAACTCAACTTTTAAAGAAACATGAAATCTCTCCAGATTATTCACAAGTAGATGAAGAGACTCTTAATGCAAAAGCAAGAAGAGGAACTGTTATTCATGAGGAACTTGAAAAATACATCAATAATGGCGAAGAAATTGGCTTCACAAACGAACTTTCACTATTTATTGATAAATGTAAGAAAATGGGAATTAGGCCACTTATAAGTGAATTTATAGTCAATAACGATGAGATTGCAGGAACTGTTGATGTTTGTGGTGAATTTGTGGACCCAAATATAACTTTTATAGGTGATTTTAAAACAACTTCAACATTACACAGAAAATCTGTAGCATGGCAATTAAGCTTGTATGCTTATCTCAGTGGTAAAACTTATGACAAATTTATAGTTTTCCATTTTCCAGATGAAAATACATTAAAAGTAATCGATGATATCAAGCCAATACCAATTGAAAAAATTGAAGAACTTTTAAGGTGTGAAAGAGACTGTGAGATATATCACGAAGAAAGTTTTGAACTTACAACAATAGATACTCAAAAGATTGTTTCTGTACAAACAGCTTTAAAAAATATAGCTGAACAAAAGAAAGAACTTGAAAGCCAGGAAAAAGCTTTAAATGAATTTCTTATTAAGAAGTTTGAAGAGACAGGAACTGAGTTAATTGAAAATGATTTTTTCAGAATTAAATATACAGCGCCAAGTACAAGAGAAACAATTGATACTGGCAAATTCCAGGAAGAGTTCCCAGATTTGGCAGAAAAGTTTAAAAGAGTTTCTCCTGTTAAAGCAAAAATCACCATTACATTAAGAGGGAAATAATATGGAATTTGTTTTAAAAGAACAAGCAGATATATTGTTAGTTCAGAACGAACTTATGAATATTTTACCTTCAATAAAAGATAAACCATATTTTTGCGAGATAAAACCATTTAAACAAAGAAGAAGTTTGGATGCTAATTCTTATTTTCATGTTCTTGTAGATAAAATTGCAAAAGCAAATAAAAAATCTGCAGAAGAAGTAAAAGTTGAAATGAACTTGGACTATGGAACAATCGCAAGAGATGAGAAAGGTTTGAAAGTAGGGTTTAAAGCTTTAAAAGAGATACCAATTACAAAATTTTTTAAATATGCCAAACCAATTGGTGAAGAAATTGAAAATGGTAAAGTTTTTACTAAGTATTTGATTTATAAAGAAACTCACACATTGGATTCAAGTGAAATGGCAATTTTAATAGATGGAGTTATACAAGAGGCCCAACAGTTAGGAATAGAAACATTAACTCCATTAGAACTTCAAAATCTAAAAGGATATAAGGGAGATTAATATGTTTATAAAAAGAGAAAAAAAAGATGATTGTTTAATTTCTGGCTATGTTGTCGGAGACCAAAAGCAAAAAGAATATAATGGCAAAAGTTTTATTGAATTTGGTATTAGTATGGGTAAAGATGAAAACGGAGAAAACTTACCTATTGTTAATATTTCAGTTTGGGAGAGAAAAGTTCCAACAATTTTTAAGGGAGATAGAGTTTTAGCATGTGGCAAACTTCAAGCTGCAAAAAAAGATGACAAAACTTATTATTCTTTAAATGCAGATTTTTGTATCAAAGAAATAACTGCAAATAATGATACAAGCACTCAAACAACTCAAGCAGAGTTGGAACCTATCGATGACGATGACTTGCCATTTTAAGCACTTATAAGTCGTTAAAAGGAGTTTTATGAAAACAAAAATAATAGCAAAACTCACAAAGTGGAATGGAGAAATCGTTGAACAAGAAATTAAAAAAGATTGGATACAGCCAGTAGTTGATGCTGTAGTAGGTCAGTTTTTGTTTGTAGATAAAGAGTCAGGGCTTTGTATTGTTGGCTATAAATTTGCTCATGTAGATATTTATGAGGTGAAAGCATGATTGTTATTTTAGATACAAGGAACCAAAAAGACTCTTTTGTTCAAGAAGCTTTAGAAAAGTTGGGATGCAAAATACTTAGGTCAAAGTTGCCTTTTGGAGATGTGGCTCTTTCTTCAAATATTCTTAATTGTATCGATTTAAAAAGTTCCAGTGGTGGGCTATTAGAGCTTAGTAAAAATAGATGCTCGAGAGACCATAATCGTATGAAGGCAGAAATTGAAAATTGTATATCTTGTGGTGGGAACATAACCTTTATGTGTTTCGAACCAGGTATGACAAAAATTGATGATATTGCATCATGGAAGGTTCCAACATTTAAAGGTGATTTATATAAAAAAATAGTCAAAGAAGATGGTTCTGTTGAAAGAGTTTTGCTTCATAAGAAAGGACAACCAATGACAAAGGTTAACCCAGAAACACTTATGAAAAGTATAAAAACAATGACTTCACAAGACCATTACAGGAAAGGTTTTAAGGTTAATTTTGAGTTTGCTACCAAACAAAATTGTGGTGAGAAAATACTCAAAATATTACAAGGAGAAAAAAGCAATGGGAATAATTAGAGACAGTTTTGTAATGTTTAAAAATTGGGCAGATGCAATTAATGCCCTTCCAGAAGAATATCAACTTGAAACATACAAAGCTCTTGCTAAATATGGCATTACAGGAGAGATTCCAGAAGGTGTTTCTGCAGTTACAAATGCTATGCTTGTTAGTTTTAGTATTGGAATGCAAAACAGTATCTGTAGATATAATGCAAGTGTAGAAAATGGCAAAAAAGGTGGAAGACCTCCAAAGGAAAAACCTCAATCCCAAGAAAACCCAGAGAAACCTAACAAAACCCAAGAAAATCTAACCGAACCAAACCCAAACCTTAATGTTAATGTTAATGTTAATGATAATGTTAATGTAAATGATATTAAGTTAGTTAATAAAAATAAAAAGAAGATAAATGTATTTAATTCATTCGTGTGCGCAGGCGCATGTGAGAGGGTTCCTTGTAGAAGTGAAGAAGAAAGAGAACTGTTTATAAATTATTTTAAAGAATATTTTGATTTCTGCTTTCATGAGAAATTTAGAAATATTGCTTATGAAATTGTAGACACCATTATCGAAGCTTCAGAACAAGCTGCAGATGACGGTTTAAAATTTAACAAGCATACTTATGGAATCACTATGTTTGCTTCAAGAATTTCAAATATAGATTCGGAAAAGTTTAGAGCTATTGTTTCACAAGTCTCTTTTAATGAATCTATTGAACATAGGCCATTATACATACTTGGTTGTTTAATGACTGCAGCAGAGGATAAATCTTGCAGCAATTCTGAAGAGCAAAAAAGAGATTTTATTTGTGCAATGGAATCCATCTTTGAAATAGAAGGAGAAGTTAAATGATAAAAAAGAAATTAACTTTGCAAGAAATCTTAGATGAAAACTATAGATTACTACACTTGTTTTTTTACTCAAAAAGCAGTGATGAAGAAAAACAAGTAATTTTAAAGAATATTGAAATAAATTTGAAAGCTTGGGCAGAACTAAAAGCTTATAAATTTGAAATTAAAGAGCAAAAGAGAGCAGAAAGAGAAGCTTTTAAATTAGGTATTAAAAAAATTAGAGAGGCAAGGAGAAACTACAGATGAAAGAAGTTAATGTTACTCTAAAAGAATTAACTAAAGAAGAAGTTTGTGAATTAAGTGAGGATACTCAAGTTCTTATTTATCATACACTTACTCATAAATTTGATTTGCAGTATGCAGATAAAAAATGTATTGCTCGTTCAAGACATGCCAGCGAATATCTTGTTTACTTTGTATTTTAGGTGGTGAGATATGGAGTATTTGTTTAAAGGAAAAGATAAAGAAACTAACAATTGGATTGAAGGTTCTCTGGCTCATTATTTAGATGATGATTCTTTTTACATCCAATACCAGGATGAATATGGTGATGACATTGGTTCAATGGTTCACAAAGGAACTGTGTGCCAATACACAGGTTTAAAAGATTTTAATCTTAATGAAGAAAAAGCTGAAAAAATATTTTCTGGAGATATCCTCCAACATAAGTGGCAATTTGGTGAAGATAGAGGAACATCATATTTATTAGTTAAGTTTGATGATGGTGCCTTTAGATTGTTTGAAGAAGAGAATCAACCATACTCTTCAGAGTTGTTGGATAGAGAAACTATAGAATGTTGCAATTTAAAGAAGGTAGGCAACATTTTTGATAACCCAGAGTTAATGAAATTAAATAAAAATAATTAAGGAGAAAAATTAATATGAAAATTAAAACACAAACAAGTAGAATTGATGAATTGGTAAAGCTTAAAGAAAGGTTGTTATATGAGAGACAACGCAATGAAGATAGAAAAGACGAAAAGAACTCTAAGCTCGAAACAAAAATCAAAAAAATTGAAAACAAAAGTTATAACAATAAAGTTAAATGTGATAATGCTAATGCAGAAATAAACAGAGAGCTTAAAAGGGTTGGAAAACTTATTGAGCTTGAAAGAGAACATGCAAATCAAATTGCGAACTCTGAAGTTGTTAATCCAAGAACAATTGCTAATGCTTGTGATTGTTTTAAAAAAATTAAGAAATAAGAGGTCCAATATGTTGAATTGCAAAACTTGTATATTCTGTGGATTTAACGGTGGAAAAGGCAGACCAGGCAAATACTTCTGCCTTCATCCACAAAACCCAAGTTCTGTAGCAAGAACTGCTGCATTTAAATTTATTTGCAAGACAGAAAGAAGGTCTACAGAGTTTACTATAAAAAACACCCCTAAATGGTGCCCAGAGGTTCAAAATTCAGCAGGAGGTGCAAAGTGATAAATTATGTTGTTGATTTGTTATCGAAACCCAAATATCAATGGTCTGTTTTAGATAAACTTGCTGGATTTGGATTGATACTTCTTTTGCTTGTTGTTGTATTTATTATCTGGGCTTCTATTTTATTCATTCTTGATCGTATAAAAAAGAGGAAATTTAACTCTTGTAAGAAGAGGATATGTGGTGATGTTTGTTGGCATCACAAAGATTGTCTAAACTGTAGTTTTTATAAAAAGAAGGAGAATACAGATGGGGATGACTAAGTTCGAATTAAAGAAGAGAATGTTTGATATGTCTGGAAGAGAAAGGATTCATATTGATGAAGACACTGTTTTTGAAAAACCAATAAATGTTAAAGGGTATGAAGCAAGCAATATGAAAGAACTTCACGAGCTGCTTGAAGGTGATGTTATTACTTTTGAAAAATATGAAGAATTTGTTTGCCTTTTAGAAATGGGAGAAATTGGTGTTCTGAAGCAGAGAAAAAAATACAAAGAACTTTATGAAGAAACAAAAAGAGCTTTATATTCTGTAAACCAGGATAACCATGCGATGGCCATACTTATAAATGAAATTGACTTAATAAACAACGACCCTAAAATTATGGAACTAATAAGCAAATTTAGAAATAGAGGTGTGTATGAGTAAAAGAACATTTGAAGATTACATAGAAAATGAATGTCATCCAACAGGGTACAACGAACCATGTCAAAGCTATGTTTTTGGGCAATCAACAGTTGATATGTTGTTAGATAAACTTGCAGAAAAAAATTCTGCTATAAGATCACAGGTGTGTGATGAGATCTATTCAGAGTTTGAAAAGAGACTTATGCATAGGATGTTGGATATGCCTGTAATAAATATGGCACACTTAATAAATTCGGTATTAGATTCAGTTAGAAACAAGAAAGAGTAAAAGGTGTTGATATGCAGCAAAACGAAGTTGGTGAAATTAAACAGCATATTAAGTCAATAGATAGATTGGTTTATCGAGCTGCTGTTTATAACAGTATAGATTTAATGACTTGGGAAGCTTTTGATGTAATTGTTAAGTTGATGGAGAAAAAGAAGAAACTTTTAATTGTTCTTAATAAAGTTAACAGTGTAAAAAAATCTTTTAGTGAAATTGAACTATACATATTTGAATCTTATTTTGAAAAAGGTTTATCAACAGAAGTTATATCAAAAAAGTTAGGAATATCAACGAGGACACTTTTTAGAAAATTACAAAACATAAAATACAAGTTAAAAAATGTGGGGGGGGGTCTTTTATGATAACCAAAGAACGATTAGAAGAATTAATTAAGAAAGATGCATCTATTTATGGTATTGATTATGGCAGATATTTAATGGCTGAGATAGTTAATATAAACACAAAAGATCTTCATTATTGTGGTTCAAATGATAATTTCCAATATGTTTATAAAGAAAATGGGGATTGTTATCTTTATGAGTTTAGCGAAAAAGAGCTTTTCGAAGCCAAAGAGGATGCAGAATTTCATAAAGAATTTAAGAGAATACCAAGAACTGAATATCTTGATCTTCCGACTTATGAAAAATTTTTAATCGATAAAGAATTTTATTTCAATAGCAAAGCAGGGTCAGAGGTTGGACTATTAATAGTTGGCAATCAAATATTTATTAAATTAACCTGGGGTGGAGCTTATTATGCAAAAAAACTCTCTAAAGAAAATTATAGACATGCTTGTGTAATAGCAAGAGAACTGTTTTTAGGAGATAAAGATGAATACTAAAAATATGTCTGATGAATACTACAACTCTATAATTTACACCAAAGAAGAACTTGAAAGAGAATTTAAGATTTGGAAGCAAAACAATCCAGTTCCTGAAAAAGTTAAGGATTATATTGAGTGGGCCATGATAAACAATAGGTTTGTTTTAAGGATAGAGAATTATGAAATATTTAAAAAAATAAAATCAGACTCAATAATTAACTTTAATAAAATTTAAGGAGAAGAAATGAGAAAAATATTATTTAAAGCAAAAGAAGCTAAAACTGGCAAATGGGCACAGGGGAACTATTACGAACAACCAAAGTTTGAAAAATGCAGATATTTAATAACTTGGAATGGAAGGGATGCTTTAGGAAATTTTGGTGATAGATATCATCCTGTTGAAAATGTTGTTATTGATGAAAAAACATTAAGTCAATACACAGGAGTAGACGATGTTTATAAAAGAAAGATTTTCGAAAACGATATTGTCGATTTGATTCTCCCATATAAAACTATTAGATGCAAAGTTGTTTTTGAAAGAGGACACTTTGAGCTTGTTGATATTGATGATACTCTTGTTTATTACATATCTCCATCTCTTGATATGAAAATAGTTGGAAATATATTTGATAATCCAAAATTATTGGAGGAAGCAAATGAAAATTAAAGGTGAAGATTTTGTTAATATATCAGATTTTGCAAGAGTTATAAATAGACAGTTTGATTGTTTTATTGAAAAACAATTTAAAGACAAAGCATTAACAGTAGCAAGGGCTTTTGAATTTGATATTGATGAAAAGAAGTTTGAAAAATGGTTGAGACAAGCTGCTTTTCTTGAGAAGTTTAGTCCGGAAGATATTAAGGATGCTGCAACAAAGAATCTTGTATTTACAATGGATAAAGAGTTGGCAAAATATAAGAACTGGTGGCAAACACTTAAAACCTTTTTAGTAGAAGAAAAACAAAGATGTGAAAGCGAATATGAAAAAAATGGTTTTGTGTTTTACAAGAACTGTGCACAATTTGCTGAGTTCTTGTTAAGCAGAATAGAAGATATAGAGAAGGGTGAAATATGACAAAGGAAGAGTTAAAAGATTTCTTCAACACTATACCTCGGTTTTCACAGTTTGAAGTGTTAAAGGAATTTAAAAAAGATGGTCTCAGAATTAAACAAGCTGGTGGAGGAGTTTTAATCTCCTATCAATGCAGAAACAGAGAAAAGTATCATGCGCTTGTTTATAGTATTAAAGATTATAACGACCAACTACACAAATTTAAAAAGATAATGGCTCGTGACTTACTAAAGATTGATGCTATCTATTTTTAGAAGGAGAAAAAATGTTAAGTGAAAGTGGATTAGAAGTTAAAAAGAAACTCGAAGGGCTTAACCAACATAAAAGAAGAATAAGAAACTTGAAAAATGAACTTAGGGAACTTATAGAACTTGGAACAATACCTCAAGTATCTACAGGTATGCCAAGTGGCAAAGGTGGACATCCAAACTCTATACAGGAAAAATATTTAATTAGGATCGAAACCTTGCAAGAAAAACTTGAAGTTGAAATAGATCGAGCCATTGAAGAAGAGGATGCTTTCTTGAAATCAATTTCATCTTTAGATTCACTAAGTCAAAACTTGTTAATGGAGAGATATCTTCAAGGAAAATCTCTAAGGAAAATTGTGAGAGAGTTTAATTATGATAAAAGACATTTGTACAGACTCTATAACAAATCTTTTGAGAGATTATCAGAAAAACTTGATAAAATACAAGGTTGACACTAAATGTCACTTTTTATATGTTATAATGCTAACATGTGAAACTGCAAAATAGAGAAAGGTTGAGAGCAGTTCACGAATAATATTTAAAATAAGCTGGTTGTTTGACTGGCTTATTTTTATTTATAAGGAGTTTTAGATGCCAAGAGGGAACTATCAGAATCTTGTTCAGAATAAGCAAAGAACGCCTGAAGAGCGCCGAGAGAGTGCAAGGAAAGCTGGTATTGCAAGTGGTGATTCAAGAAGAGAGAAAAGAGCAATACGAGAAGCTTTGCAGAAACGATTAAGTAATAATTATTCGATTGGTGAGAAGGAAGATAAACAAAAATTAGGTGGATATGAAGCTTTAGCTGAATCAATGATTGTTCAAGCTATAAAAGGGAATGTTGCAGCATTTATTGCTATAAGAGATTCTATTGGAGAAAGACCAACGGATAAGTTTGAATTTGAGAGTTCTGAATTAACAGGCATCAAAATTAACTTTGTAGATAAATCTGGCATTAGAAAGGGAAAAGAGAAAGATCCTAAAATAGTTGGTGACTACACACCATCGACAAACACAGAAGAATAAAGGAGAGCCATTAGTGGAATTAGAGATAGAAGTTCCAAAAGTTTATGAACCTGCTTTTAATGATCTGCACATAGATAAGTGTCGTAAGAACTTGTGGTACTCTCCCAGAACATCCTGGAAGTCATCTGGTTTAGGAAGAATTGTTCTTTTGTATTACAATGCTTTTCCAGATTATGATGTGTGTATTGGTGTAGACAGTATGTCAAATGCTGGAGATGGTGTCTTAAGTGAGTTTCAATCTTTTCTTGAGAGTGAAGGTCTAAATGATAATGGAGAGTGGAAGGGTTCTTCAACCTGCCTTTATAAGAAGGGCCACAAAAACCAAATAAGGGTTTATTCTGTGCAAACAAATGAACACTTAAATGTTAATGCAACCAAAGGTAAAAAACTTATCAGACCGATAAGTCTTTTTATTATGGATGAGGTTCAGAAACTTCACAACAAGGAAGTTTTACTTAACTGCTTATCAACTTTCTTAAGACAGATGAAAGCAGGACACAGTAAGGTTATCCTTGCTGGGAACCCAGACAGAGCTGCAATGTGGTTTACAGAGTTCTATAAGGCAAAGCTTGAAGATGAAGAGTGGACAGTTCTTAGGCCCACTTATAAGGACATTATAGAGTGGATACCAGATTCTCTTAAGCATGAGATTGAGGACCTTGAAAAGAACGACCCAATATCTTATAGGCAGATTTACTTGGGAGACCTTGATGCTGCAGGTTGGGAAGTTGTATTTCACAGCTTTATTGAAGACAAGCATTATGTGGCAAGAGATGCTCTTATAGAAAATGATTCGAAGTTTGGTATGGGTGGATTTATCAATGCGATTATTATTGGTGTTGATGATGCAGAAAGCAAAGATGCTATAGCAGCTGAAGCAATAACAGTTCATAACAATGGACTTATGAGATGCCAGGAAGGGTTTTATAAATCATGTAAGGAACTTCCGGTTAAACCAGCACTTACTGAAAGATGCGAAATGATAATTAAATACCTTGATTATATCAATGCTCACTTTAACCAGGAGCATACGATACCAATTATTTTTGCTTTTGACTGTGCAAGTGGTATGTATAGACAAATGTCAGTTCTTGCATCTACAGATAAAAACTATATGAGGTGGCGCAATGTTAGATTATTCCCTTATAAAAGCAAACAAGATAAAGAAGATCAACTTGATTTAGTTAATGCTGCAATAGCAAATCGAGTTTTAACAATAGTTAATGTAAACAAGTATAGTCCACAGTATAGCAATGACAAACTTGTTGAACAGATAAAAGCATTAAGGTTATTAGAAAATAAAAAGATTGACCCAACCATACCTAATGACTGCACAGATGCTTTACAGTATGCAGCAATGATGGTGTTATCAAACCCATACAACTTAAGTTTTCCACAAAGACTTAAGAGATATGAGGAAGATGGTTCTCTTGATGCCATTATTGAAAAGATTAGAGAACAGGATAAATACAGAAGAATTTAAAAGGAGAAATTATGAAAAAGAATAATAGCTTAATGGCTGGTAAAGGCGAGAATGATTTTCAATACGATCCAGAAGCAGAAGACAATTCTAAAAAGTACAGACTTCCATTTGCTTTGTGTAAACAGAATGGTATCGAACCTGAAGATTGGTGGACTCCTAAAGATGCATGGGAAGCACTAAAGCATGGTGGATATGTTGATGATGTTTCAGATGAATATAAAGAATATTATCGACAATTAAAGAAAGAAAGTAGCAAAAAGAGCAATGAAAGGACCAAGCTTAAAAATAATCAGTTAAAAGACCCAGAGCATAATCCAGAAAAAATAGAAAGTCATATTCAAGGTACTATCGCTGGTGTTAAGTGTGGTAACCCTATGACTTTTGAACAAGCAGATGGTGGAAGAGTAAATCCATTTTTTGAGCAAGGATGCAAAGGTCAACTTATTGGTTATAGGCACAACTGTCAAACCTGTGTAGCTGTCTATTTTGCAAGAAGAAAAGGTTATGATGTTAGAGCACTGCCAAACCTTAATAATAAAAACATTTACAGTTTATCTGTTAATACAACATTAGCATTTGTAAATCAAAAAGGTGAACACCCAATTGAAAAGCCAAAAGCACATTATCAAAAGACACTTGATTTCTTGAATAGTGAAGTGAGTGATAATAGGGTTTATAGCTTATGCTTTAGTTGGAAAGGCAGAAGAGATGGCCACATTGTCGTTGCTGAGAGAATGGGTGGAAAAGTAGTTGTCTATGATCCACAAACAAATAAACAATACAAAGACAATGAGATAACTCAGTTGCTATCAAGAACAAACAATTTAAAACTTGCAGATTTAACCGATTACAATTTGGATGAAAAATTCTGTGATTCAATTATGAAGGGGGCTTAACATGGAAGAAAATTCAAAACAAGAAGTTTTAGAATTAATGGAAGAGTTAAATGCTAAATCTTACTCTAAAGGTGAAAGCTGGAAAGGGTATGAAGTTTATATACCAGTATACGAGAAAGAAATGTATATGGGATTGCCTTTTGTGGTTTTAGTTAAAGACAGTAAGGCAAGAATTTCAACTCCAGAGGAAAGTTTGGAATACTTAGATTTTTCAAACCCAGAATTTGAAGCAGATAACAACTTGTATAAATAATGGTTTTAATATGCCTTAAGATAAATCTTTAACTACATTCGTAGAGAGGTGGAGAGCCCTTAAAGATGAGGCCGATGGCATAAGTAAATAAAACAAAACAAAAAGATTAAGGAGGACTTATGGATAAATTTGAAAAGTTAAAAGAACTTATAAAAGATTTATCACCAGAAGAGGTAGAGAAACTTAAAGCACTCTTGGAAGGAAATATAGAAGAATCAACAACAGATGAAGAAAATGTTGAAACAGAAGAAGTTAAAACAGAACCTTCAGAAGAAGTTGATGCTCCTGCAGAACCAGAAGAGAGTGAATCAGCAGTGTCAGAAGGTAAAGAAACAAATGAAGAAACTCCAAGTGAAGAACCTTCAGAAGAATCAGAACCGGAAGAAACTACCCCAGCCGAAGAAACTCCAGTAGAGGATGAATCAGCAACTGGCGAAGAAGAAACTGCAGAAGAGCCAGCAACTGAAGAAACCCCAACTGAAGAAGAAAAGGTTGAAGAGAAAGAAGAAACTACAAACCCTCCACCTGCAGCAGAAGAAGATGATATTCCTATGATGCAAAAAGGAATTTCAAATGCTGTAGATGAAGAGGAAGAAGCAGAACCTTCTCAAAACATTACTGCTGAAGACGGCTCAGAACTTCCAGTAGATTATGAACAAATAATTGATGGACTCAATGCCAAAGTTGCAGCACTTGAAGCAGAAAATAGGATGTTGAAATCAAGGCAAGAAGGTGCCTTTGGATATTCATCAAAACCAACTGCTCCTGCAAAAGTTAACAGACTTTATGATGATGATATAGATGTTCGTTTTCATAAATAGACAAGAAACCACTAATTGATAGTGGTTTTTTTACATCTAAAAAACAAAAATAAAACAAAATTTAAGGAGAAAAATTATTATGGGACTTTTTAATGTTAGCAACCAACAAGTTGCAAAATTAGTTTCTAAAACAGTTTATAAAAACTTATACCAAGACATTATTCACAAAGATGGTTTTGGTATCACAGACAAATTCGTAACACCAGAACAAACAAATGCAGCAGTTATTGATATCTATGTACCTATTCCAATCAATAATAGATTCAGAATGAGAGGTGCTGCAACAAATGGCCTTTGGACAAATAAAGATAATTTGCCAGATGCTTCAACAGGTCAAAGAAAGCATGTTCTTTCTAAGAGATTCTCAATTGATATCTTAAAAAGATATGACTCAAATATTGCAATTTCTGAAGATGAAGTTGAAGGCACAAATGCAGCTAATCTTAATGAAGGTTTTGAACAAATTTGCAAAAACCAAATTGAGCAAGACATTGCAATCAATATTAATGGTTATACTTTTGCATCTCAATTGTTCTCATTCTTTATGGATAGCTTTAGTGCAACACCAACTGCTGCAGAAATAGCTAAAGCAATTGAAATTTACACTTATGATGCAACAAATAAAACAGTTGCTATTCGTGCATTTAAACTTTCAAATGCAAAAGTTAGCAAAGGTGATTCTAAACTTTATGCAGGATATTATCCAGCAGAAGCAAGACAAGCTTTCTTGTTTAATACAATCTTCCTTGTTGACCTTACAGATACAGCTGCTCTTTCTGCAAGTGATGTTTCTGCAAGAATGCTTGCACAAGGTGGCATGAATGCTTTCACAAATGAAAAGAAAACAGTAGCTGACTTTGAAAAAGGTTATGTTGGCTGGTTAGATGGTATGCCTCTTTACGAAGTTATGGAACAGGTTAAAGATGCTATGTATTACTATCTTGGTCTTGATGCTTCAGATAATGCTACAGAAATTGCTCTTCTTGAACAACTTTCAGCATTTATTGCTCCAGCAAATGCTACACTTCGTGGCTTAAGACCAACTTCATTTAAGACAGTTGATGACCCAGATACTCAAGGTGTTATTATTCAACCTAAAGTTAATATGGGTGTTCGTTGCCTTTCTGGTAATTCATTGAAGGCAATCTTCAGTGGTGCTGACTTTGCAGATGCAACAAAAGCACTTGCAAGTGTAAAAACAATTCGTACAGCACTTGTTGGTAAGTTCAGACTTCCAAACTTGTCTTATGATTATGACAATGCAATTGGTGTTGAAAATACTCTTACTGCTAATGCAGATGGTTCACAAGAACTTTCAGTTGCTGATCCAGTAGAAGAAGTTTAGGAGGTCTCTTATGTGGGTAAAAACCATTAAAGATTATAAAGATAAAGAAACTAAAGAACTTTGCCTTTCTTCACAAAACATTATTAGAGAAGTTAGTGATGAAAGAGGCAAGGTACTTGTAGAAAAGGGTTTTGTTATTGAAATGATAGTAAGACCTAAAGAGGAAACAACTACTGAAACCCCAGCAGAGGAACCAGCTGTAGAACCAAAAAAAGAAAAATCAGATGAAGTGGTATCAGATGATGACTCTTTAGATGGCGATACTGAAAATGTGGTTTCTGAATAATTAGCCCCCCTTTTTACAGTTTTTCATTAGGATAGGTTCTGTTCAAAAACCTGTCCTATACCAGTTATTATTTATGGAGGTAGTATGTGATATGAAAATGGAAAAACTCACAACTATGGGAACAATAAAAAACAAGCCAAATAACAATCCTTTGCAAGTGGTCAATGTTACTTATGGTCACGAAGGCAGTGGAAAACTTTATTCATACATAGGTCAAAACAAAAGAACCGGAGATATTGTTACACCAGATGTAACTCATCCTAAAAGTGGTAAAACCTATAAAACCCTTGCTGTTGTTCGCAGTACACACAGTTTAAAAAATGGCCAGGATACTGTTAACTACTTAGATGGAAGGAATATTAAAATGAAAACTATTGGTAAAACGGACCAAAAGAGTTTGCCTGGTTATTATCAAGGTTGGGATAAAGATGCGAAGGCAATAAAAGAACTTCAAAACGAAACTTTATTGAGAGATGATATTCCACAGATGCAAAAATTAAGTTTAATGAATGAAATAACAAAATTAAGGAAATAAGGAGAAGGTTATGCCAAAGATTTATGAAGCGCCAATTTATACTGAAGAACAAATTTTAGAAATGGAAGAGAAAGATATGCAATTTCCATTTTCAAGTAAATATATGGTTTATGATAGTATCAAAAGGCAATATGTTCCTACAGAAGCACTTTTATTAAAGCATGGAATTGATATTCATGCTTTTTTAAGTTCTACAGGGAACTATACACCAACTCAAATTAAAAATGAGCTTGAGTATATCAGTGACCAAATATACACTTATATCAATAAAAAGAGTGGCAGCAATATAGAAACTTTAAAATGTATTGTTGCCAAGGGTATAAGAAGGGGTATATCTCAATTCAGATTTAGAGTTATGTTTGAAGAGATACTTTGGAAGCAAGCCAGGTTTTACATAGAAAATGATGACCTTACAAAAACAACAGGTGTTGATATGGAACAGAAGCAGTGGATAAACAAAGGGGTCCTTAACTATGAAGATAGACACATAGACCCAAAAATAAAAATAATGCTTATGGACTTAGGTCTCTGTTGGGCTGGAAGTTATGATAATCAATTTGCTGGGTTAATAAGCAAACAAGATTGGTAAAAGGGGTTCAGTATGAAGCTAAAAGATTTTATATCAGAAGAAGAAGTATATAAAAGGGTTGAAGATGAAATTAGACAATGGGTTGAAAAAACCTATAAGCATCTTTCAATTGAATTTTATCCGAACAATATCGAAATTGTTAGGACTAACAAGTTAATTGATTACTCTCCGGAAGAAGTTTCAAAAATAACCGAAGTAGTAAATATAAAAATTGGAGATATTTTAGAGACTCATGCTGAAGAGATTTATATCGCAGAAAGATTAACTCGAATTTGGAACAAACATCCAAAATTCAACATTGAAGTTAAGACCATAGAAGATATTAAACAGAACAAAAAGTTTTTAAAATATCTTAAGGAACTTATTATAAAACCAAAACGAACAAATCTTGCAGTATTAGATTATAGAAGAAAGGAGGCCTTAAATGGATAATGCAGATGATAGATATGTGATTCCTTTTGCACTTGGTAATGAATTGCAGGCAGAAAGCTTTAGGTTGACTCAAAATGATAATACATATATGTTAGCTGCACCAAGATATTATCAGTTTTATGCGAGTTATATAAAACCAAGAACAGCCATGTATCGAGGTTGGATAGAGGGGTTTCATAATATAGAATATGGAGTTATTCCAACTTTCTTTTTGCAGAAGGTTGGAGCAGGTATTGTAAGCACTTTATTCAGTAAACCTTTAGTTCTAAATACAAAAGAAAAAACAACAAGTGATATTACTTCTAAAGAATATAAAAAGTCAGGTTTTAATTCAGCAGTAAAAGAAGCATATAATTTTGCACTTGATGGTGGCACAAGTTTACTTAAATGGAATAGAGATGGCAAAGGCCAATTAAGGGCTGAAGCATTGCCAATGGATAAATTCTTCGTTGGAGTAGATGCTTATGGTGATATTGAAAGAGTTAAGTCATTCATAGCGACTTACCATGACACTGTAGGTTCAAGCCAGGAATATTACTTATGTGAAGAAAGGTTTTTTAAATATGCAACTGTTGCTGGAGAACAAAAAAGATATCCAATGGTTCATTATTTGTTTTATAAAACATCCTCTAATATTTCAAATGAAAATACTCCAGCTCCAACTTCAGCTATTAAGTGGGCTGAAATCCCTTACGATATTAGGAATATGATAAAGAAAGATTATGGTGATATTATGCTTGATAGTGGAGAGTATGGCACTATAAAAGAGTATGATAAATGTAAACTACTTCCATTTAATGATGATCTTGGCTGTAGGTTGATTAAATTCACACGAACAATTCCAGCATTTCCAAAGCTACCATTTGGACAACCTCTTGCAGACCTTCTTATGAACGAAAGTTATGGTTATGACCAATTAAAGTTCTTTGAAAGAATCGAAGTGTATGTTGCTCGTGGAAGAATTATGATGGATAAAGGTTATGAAAACCCTAACGACCCAGACTCAAAGAAAGGTGCTTTGGACTCTCTTGTATTTACATACTACAAAACTCTTACTGGTGAAAGCAGTGATACAAAACCTCAAGGTGTTCAGCTTGAACTTAGGGCAGAGAATATAAACAGACAAAAACAAAATATTCTTAATGACACTGCCTTTTCTCTTAATCTTTCATCTTCAACAATTGCAGCTTGGCTTTCAGATGGTCAAACTCAAAAAACTGCTACAGAAATTGAATATGAAAGGACAAAAACAACTGCTTTCATTAACGATAAGATAGAGATTATCCAGGAGCCATTACAAGAAATGATTGATATTTTCTATCATTATTATGGCGCATCTTCTCCAGAGTTAAATATTATGCCAGAGAATCAAACCGTTAGAAGTGAAAGTATTAAGCTTTATAGTGAATTGTTTGATAAGAAACAAATTACAGCTGAAATGTTAGCAAAAGAAATTCTTGGAACATGTTCTGTAAAGGAAGTTAATGAACTTTCTAAGTTTATAGAAGTAGAAGCAGAAAAACAAAAAGTGCAGCAAGCAATGTTGCCAGTTCAACCAAAAGGAGAAATTGTATGAAGATAAAAGATGATATTCTTAAATGGAGAGAAGAAATAAGAAAATTAAAACAACAAAGTGAAAAAATGCTCACAAGTTCAGATGAATTAAGGGGCGATATTAAGACCCTTGGTTCACAGGTTCAAACCCTGGTAAAAATTACAGAAAATATGACCGATGCAATGCTTGCGTTGATTAGGCAACAAATAGGTGATTAAGGAGGAACTATGAAAAAATTTTTATTAAAGACACTCGATGTTATTTTAACTATTGTGATGGTAATAAGTGCACTATATGCAATATTTAACTTAGTAATGGCTTTCTTGCCTGTAGAAATTCAAATAAAAGTTTATGATTGGCTTCACATGTCGCAAGAATATATTGCAACCTTCTCAATATCGTCAGTTGTTAATGCTGCAGTGCTTGTAGGTTCTAAATTATTACAAACATATAACAAAGTACAAATTACAAAACAATTGGCAAAATCAGAAGAAATTATTACCAATGATGTTGCTGTTAATGAAGCAGTAATTAAAAAGAACAACGAAGTTATAAACAATATCAATGTTTTACAAAAACTCGTTAATGCCCTTTTAACAGTTCAAAAGGTTACCACTGAAAGAAATATCAAATCAAGTGATATGCTCGTTTATAAGTCAGAAAAAGAAGCTTATTCAAGGGCTTTAGAAGAGATTGAACAAGCAAAGCAAGAATTACAAAATATAAACAACTTAACTACTGTTTATGAAAAAACTGAATTGAAGGAAGTTATTGTAGAAAAAGAAAAAGCAGACACTCTTGCTGGCAGAGTATAGGTAGGTGGCGCTATGGACATTAAATTTAAAAATGGTTTGATACATGCAATTACCTATTTATTGGCTGGTTCTGGTATGGTTGCGATTATTGTTTTTCAATATTTAACTCATAAAAATCCTATGCCTACTTGGGCAAAAATTACAGTACCATGTCTTCTTGGTCTTTTGATTGCTTTCTTGGTGTATTTTAAATCACTTAAAGAGAGAATCAATAGAAAACTTATAGCTATAGAAACTGCCAAAGAATTAGGTAAGGCAGCACAAACAAATTCGATTGTATCAAATCTATTAGAAACTATGGGAATTGTTGTTCCATTGCTTTTAATAGGTTTGATTTTTATTATAGGTGGCGAGTATTTAGTTAAAACTGGCCAAGTGTTGCTCGAAATACTTGCTATGTATACTGTAATTATTGTTGGAAATATAATTTGCGATTCTAATACAAAGCAAGAACTTGCGAAGAAAGAGCTGGAACAAGCAGAGAAGCTTGCTGGTAAAATTGCAAATAAGATTGAAAATTTACCTAAGAAGTATGAATAAAAGGAAAATTTATGAAAAATTTCTTTACTAAAAATATGGGCTACCTAATATCAATTTTGGTAGTTTTGTTCTATTTTGCTTTGTCATATTTTGGAGTTGATGGGTGGAGAACTAACACAACACAAGTTTTGACAGAAGGTGTTTTGTTATATATCAGCTCTGTAATTGTAAATAATGCATTATTGAAACAAGGTATACAAAATGGCAAAACTTCAGATAAGTATATAGAGACACTAACAGCTCATCTTACTCAGAAACAGAAGGTATTACCTAAAATTAAATACTTGCAATCTTGGCTTGATAAAGATTATTACAAGCTTTTAAAGATTGGAAGAAGTGTATATATAAATAGTGCTGGTTTCGATTATGAAAAATTATTTGACGAGAAAGGTAAAATAAAAACAGATTTTAAAATTGAGAAACCAAAAATAAAAGGTAAATGGTGGGAGAAACCATTTATTTTTTTATTCGGTTCAGAAATGAAGATATATCGAGAAAGAAAAAAATTTGTTAATCAAGCAAAAAGATACAAGATAACAAGACTCACAATTTCAAGTGTTTTGAGTATCGATTCGAACAAAGACCCTAATGATTGGGGTTTAACTGTTAATGAATACGAAAAAAGACAAAGTGGAATGAATACTGTTACAAAACTTTTATTTTCTTTCTTTATGCCTTCAATAAGCTTTGTTTTCTATGGCTTTAGTTTCGAGTCATTGATTTCACAACTTATAGGTATATCTCTTTCATTGATATCTTCATTATTTACAATGTATAGCGCTTATGTTTTCGTGGTTAGAAATCATAGAAACTCAATCCAAAACATAATTAACAAATTGGAAGAGTTTGATAATGCTAACATCGAAGAAATAAAAAAAGAAGTTGATAATAAGGAGAAAGAAGAATATGACGCAGTTCATTCAGAGGAATCCTTGCCAACCCAAAGCAGTGTGGTGGAAGAGATTTGTGGGAACAGCAGTTTTGGGAAAGAGGACGATTTATGTAGCGACTCAATCCCTTGGGTATGAAGTTGATGGTTTTCCACAAGAACTAAAAGCAAGACAACTAACTAATGGTAATTTTCAATGTAATGAAACAGTTGAGTATATTTCAATTACAAGTATCTCTGAAGATGGTTTAATCACCCCAATTAAAGCTCTTTGTTTACTTGGAAGATATTTTATGTTTAACCCAGATACGATGCAGCTTGAAGAGGAAGATATTGTTGATGAAGAAGTTATAACAATTTCGGCACAAACTTCAGATATTATCAGGTTCGAGAAAAGCCAATATATTAGAAAGTTGGCTTTTGATTGCAGTATTGTTGATGATCAACAATCTTCTGCATATCAACCAATACCAGGATTGAATGTTAATTCTACATATCAAACAATTAAAACACATAATTTTGCAACAGCTATCGATACACCAATAACTGAAGACATAATCTTTTATGATGGTGTCTTTTGGATGGTTGAAGAAACAAGAAAAAAATTTATTTATACTCCAAGAAAAAAAGCAATTCTTTACTTGTCTTTGAAGCAGGTTAAAAGGTAGGCCATTATGAAGTTTGAAAAAAATAATAATATAATGTCTGGAAGTGGCGAGTGGGATGAGTCAGAACACCCAAGAGACAGTGAAGGTAAATTCACTAAAAAGGGCCTTTTAGATTTTCCAGATAAAAACTCAATTTCTGAAGAACATAAAAAATATTTTATTGAAAAAATTGACAAGGCAAATAAAGAAAAGTTAAAATCAAAAGTGTTATCCTACATGGAAAGAATTGTTAAAGAACCTGTAGAACATTCAATAACCATAGACAAAAATGGCAATGTCTTTGAAAATATCGGAAAAGAAGATTTTGTTCCGGATATTGGTGTTGATATGAATCAAGGCATATCTTTACATAATCACACAAGAGATGTTTCTTTTAGTGAAGATGATTTTAATTTTGCAAAAGATAAACTTGGTACAGAATTTCTAAATGTTACTCCTAAATATATTCATAGACTTAGGGTCTTAAAGAAAATTGATAAACCATACAACTATTTTTATATTAGGGGTTTGATTATTGATGATGAAGAGAATCAACAACACAATATTATGAATTATATAAAGTTGGAGGGGTATATCGAGTATGAAAGATTGGAGAGAAATTCCTGAGTGTATGCAAATTATAAACGAGCTGTTTGATAAATGTGATAAAATACCTTGCAGACCTAATGGTAAAGATTTAAGGCATGAAAAAGCAAGAGAAGAGATAGAGGAAGTATATCTCAAAAAACTTAGAGAAACATACAATAAATACAAACAAGAACATCCGGAAGAATTTACAGATGATGAAAGCAAGTCTTAATGGCTTGCTTTTTTTATAGAGGTAAGTAATGCAATTTAACGATAAGTTTAGTATGAAGGACCTTTTTATGAACAAAGAGCTTAAAGGATTGTTTCCACAGTTCTCAAGAAAAGATAAGCTGCAAAATGTTTATAGCTTTGAGTGGGTCGAAAAAAAGGTTGCTGAATATATCAAGTCAGTTTTTAATGGCAGAATGAGAAATGGTGAAGTTATCATTCCAGGGAAGTATAAGCAAAGGTATAAAGAAATTTGTGCTATGAAATCTTTAATTGAAGATATGTTCAATAATATGCCAGCAATAACAAAAAACATTCGAAGCAACTCAAGGTTGATAACTCCATTTAAGAGTGTGGATCAATTAAAGGAAATTAACGACCCAATAAAAAAAATGCAAGTTATGCAAATCATATTTGATAACTTAAACTATAACCCAGAGTTTCGAAGTCAAGACCGATTTACAAGTCAAGTAAGTGGTCTTGATTTTTTTAAGCGCCAACAAATATGGCTTAATTCAGTAGAATATTTCAAAATAAGGAGAAAATAATATGGCAAAAATTAAAGTTTCTGCAGATACAGTTTTATCTATGCTGCAGGGAATAATGCAAGATGAAGATATTAACTATGTGATAACAGATAAGTCTGCGCCAGTTGATTGGCAAAATAAAAAAGTAATAGATGCTTTAAACATCCATTATTACACTTATAGACATAGACCAATGGATACTGAAGTTATTATAAGAGATTTAATTAACCAGGGATTGCAGACAGATTCGCTATATTCATTAACTCGTTCATTTTGTATTTTGTCTTTAGACTCTGTAGAAAGAGTTTTCTCAAAAGAAAATGACATCGTGACAGTTTCTGCCAACTTAGAATATTGGGTGCAAGAGTCAAAAGTAAAGTTGCTTGAAGACCTTGTTGAAGATATGACTGTAGAGACAACAGGTATTAAAATCCCAGTTCAGATAGGTAAAGAAATGAGAAAGGCCATTGTGGTTTTTGGAAATCTTGATGTTACAGAACTGCAAGAAACAGCTGAATATGGTGCAATGTCAGTTTGTGATTTAACTGTTGACATTATCTTTTATCCAGATGTTATTAGTAGATCAGATTATACTATTGAGTTTTTATTGACAAATGAAAAAAAAGAAACAACCTGGGTAAACTTGCCATTTTCTTCTTTAGCAATTTCAACAAACATGACACAAAAAGCTGTTCCTAAAATTAAAAGAAGCTCAGATGTTGGCAATATAAATCTTTCAAAGGTTAAATCCTTTGTTCTCACTTTTGATGGATACAACAATATTTTCGTAGATGCTTTAACAGATAAAAGTATTTCAAGTGATTATAGTTTAGATGAAGAACCTTTGCCAATGCAGAATAATAATACACAATTTATTATGAAACTCACCAGAGGAACTCGAGTTTATTACTACGACACCATTATTAAAGATCATACTATTCGTGTGCAGGAAGATGCAGCAGGAAACGAAATTCACAGTTTAACATTAACTACAAGGGGGTTATAGTATGGCTTTACATAATATTAAAATTGTTGTAGTAGATGGTGGCAGAAATGGCAGTTATAAATCAAAAAATGCTGGTGGAGGTTCTGGAAGTAAGGATAAAAAGAAATACAAGGAAACACCCCTTTACAAGGCCTTAAATGCCAAGCAAACCATAAAAAATAAAATTCAGAGTGGTATGTCTCCTGCAGCAGTGTTTGCTATGGATATGGGTTTAAGAGTTGCAAGTCAGCTTGTAAAGCAAACTGCTAATTATTATATTTCCGATATTGGAAGAAGAAATGGTGATAGCAACTATCAAGCAATGATAAATAGACAAATTGAAACTGTAACAGACCCATTAAGTGTTGTTGGAGGTGCTTTATCTGGTGCAGCTGCAGGAAGTATGTTTGGACCTGCTGGTGCTGCAGTTGGTCTTATTGTTGGTGCTGCAAGTTCTGCTATTTCAGTTGGTTTCAAGTATGCTGAGAGAGATAGAGATTATCAACACCAAATGTTCCAAGAAAATAACAATCAAGCAATAAATCTTGCAAGGGCAGGAACAAATGCTTTGACTGGTAGATTAAGGTAGGAGGGCTTATGTATCATTGGAGAGTTTTTTTGTGGGTAAATGGTAAAAAATCTACAGAGTATACAGATTATTGTTTAGCGCCAATTTATTTTGAAGATAGGTTGGATGAAACCCTGGATACTGGTGAGATTATTTTAGAAGGTATGCCTATAGAAACAAAAAAGGCCTTTCCACCTAAAACTAAATTTAGATTGGAAAGGTTTAATAACGAAGATTATTCAGGTACACCTAAAACTTATGATGCTATCGTAGAACACGATGATGTTGAAGAGTTGGTTGGTGTTGAAGATATTTGTACCCATAGAATCCATTTGATAGAAGTAAGTGCAGTTGCTCAAGGTATGCATGTTGATAACATTGCTCTTACTTATGAGTTACAAGATGTAAGCTTGAATTACAAAACTACACAGACAAGTGAAGACAAGGCAATTTCAGATGTTAGTTCAACACAACCTTCAGATGGAACTGCTATACGAAGAACAGATTCTTTTAGCTACCCTTTATTTGGAGTTGGTGGCAGTGGTGGAATGGTCTAATGATGATTTTTCTCTTTTATAACTTTTTATTCCAAAACAAAGAGCAACTGAGTAAAAGAAAATTTGAACCAGTTGAAAAAAAATATTAAAAATTATTATCTGAATCACATCACTTTTTAATTTGGAATTATTTTCCATTAATTTTAGTGCAGGAATAGTGTCAGATATTAAATTGTAGCTAAGATAAAATATGGATAATCCCAATAAGATTGTGCAAATTACGAATAAAACTATTAAATATTTTTGTTTTTTTGATAAATTTTTCATATCAAAATTATACAAACATTTTTCAGTAAAGTCAATATTAAAGGAGGTCCTACATGGACTATTTTAGAAATTCTTATCAATATAGGTGGAGTAATATAGAAGAAATAACTAATTTTTTAAAATATCATAATGCTTCAGAAAATATTGATATTTCATTTTCTACACCTATCTTAACCTGTTATGGTTGTTTGGGATCTGGCTGGTCTAAACTTTTTGAAATGAATGTTTTAACAAACATATATAGAACCAAAACTCAAAAAAAAGAGCTACTTGATTCTAATATGTATAGGTATGAAGATGTTGGGGAAAGAGAACTTTGGAAAAGTTTTCATAGTGGGCCAACAAGTATTGTTGCAGCAAACAATGATGTTTATTATGCAACTTCTACTAAGGCATATTTAAGAAAAATTAGTTCGAGTAATGGTGATGGAAAATCTGAAGGTGCAGGTTCCTTTTCAAATTATTTAACTACTACAGAAATTTTAGCAAAAGTTGAAAGTGAGAACAATAAAACGATATCATTTACTTTACCAGCATTGTCTGTAGATGAAATTGATGCAGGAATTGGATACAAATATGAAGTAGAATGTGTAGCAAACCCAACAAATCCAAGTGCGATGCTTGGCTATTACGAAGCAACTCACGATGGATATTGTACATTTACTCCTGCTGGTTTAGTTTCGGTAACTAAATATTATTGGAGTATCAGTGGTTGGGGTTCTGTTGTAGATGCATCTTCAATGAAGATAACAACAACTTTATATCATCAAGACATGACTACAACTTCTGAAGGTGGCCCATTGATTACTAAAGGTGTTAAATATTCTGCTTACCAACTTTTAAGAAAAGCAATGCTAACTTGTGATACATATATTTTAGATAATGAAACTACAAGTTTGGATGAATATAATAATGGTGTTTTGCAAGACTCAATAAAATTTCCAATAATTTTAGATGAAAGTTGGGTTAATAGATTGCAGGTTGCAAAAATCAATGAAACAATTTTCGAAGTAAGCAATCTTTGGGAAGTTTTAATTCAGATAGGATATTATCTCCATGCAATACCATACCTTGAGTTTGCTGAAGATGGTACAGATAGATTTGTGTTGAAGTTTAAACAGTTAGGTGCTCCGATGAGTGATGAGCAAAAACCGGAAAGTAGTAAAATAACAATTTTTAATAGTAGAAATTTGTCCGATTTTTTTACTCAATACGACAGTTATGTTACAAACTTGTTTTCTCCACAAAACTTAATTGAAGAGTGGGTTGTTCCCAAAACAAGTGATTCTTCTTTCTTGGTAAGCAATAATTCTGCCGAACTTCAACTTTCTTATGCTATCACTGAAATTGTTGAGTTCGATATTTCTTTAAAGCTTCCAAGTGGTGAGTGGGATACGAGACCAGCACTTGAATATATCTTTGAAAAATCGATTTACGATATTATAAGTAATGGAAATCCTTACGAAGTTTTTCCTTCGAAGGGCTCTGCAGTTTACTATAATTTGGGCGATAATAAAATACAAGGACTAAACTTTGTTCCACCTTGTGCAAATGCTGGAGACTTGCCAATGGCACTTAAAAGAATTGTTCAGCTATTATGGCAAGGAACAGATATTGGGGATATCAAAAGCATAAAATATAACGAATTAAAGTTTCATGTTAAATATAGAACTCAAGACACAGCAAGAATTAATCAGTTTAGACCAGATTTAGAATCTTTTATGAAAAACTCATCTCTTGAGAAATATCCACACCATGAACAATTCTATAACCAACAAGGCAAGATTATAGACAGTGAAAGATTTTCTGCTAACCTTTATGGAAGGTTAATTAGAGTTGGAAATGGTATCTATCAAAAGCAAGAATATGCTTTGCCAGGTTCAGAAAAGGAAAGTGGAGAACTTGTTTTAATTGATAGAGAGCCATATTATATAACAGCAATTGATAATGAGTTTTACCCAGATGCTATTTTTCAAAAAGTAACATACTCCAAAAACTTCAACCAATTGTCTAATATTGTTACAATTCCAAGCGAACCAAGGTTTTATGAAGTTAGTGAAAGGTCAAAAATTAGAAGGGAAGTTCGAGTTATGGACTTCTTTTCTTTATCTACAAAAAAACCTGCAGAAAGTAAGAATCCAATCTTTCTAAATAATGATAAATGGAAGGAGTTTATAAGAAGCTTGATTTTTAATGATGCAGTACAAGAACTTCCAAATCATGCTTGGACCAGGTTCGCAGTTGATAAGAAAAGAAAACAACCCTATGATTATGACAAAATGTTCCCATCAAGTTTGCTTGATAGAAGTGGCGCAACTGTTAGACCTGCAGGAGCAAAAGACCATGTGGATGTAATTGTTCCATTACTACATTTTCCATTGCATGATGGTATCGTTTTTACCTGGAGCATGTTCGATAACTTTAAAGCTGGTGATTTTGTTGATACTCATAAATATTATGATGAAGACAACCCACCTACAATAGATGCTGCATACTTATCTGTTCAACCAATGAGATATGTTGACATCTATGGAAGGGCAGATTTACTCAGCTTTAAACTTTTTACTAAAAATGATTGGGAACACGAACAAGCTCAACAACTTCCAAGAGGAGATATTTTTGACCCAGCAAAGGAAGATTGCATAGCTGCAGTTCAAGGCAGTGATTCAATGTTTATAGCGCTTGACAAAGATTGCAGAGAAGAGATTTCAATTAACTATCACATTAATCTATTACATAAGGTTTCAGAAGAAGATGAAAACTTTATTACCTTCCCAAATCTATTTGGCCAAAAAGAAAGTGGGAAATTAAAGGTTGCACTTCTTAATGAACCACAAAGTTTATTTAATGAAAATCAAAACATTACTAATGCACTTATTTTAGCCGATAGTGATAAAGGCGAAATAGATTATGAGTTGCTTGATGGTGAAAACAACTCAATAGAATTAAAGTTTTCTTTAAATACTTCTGTAGATATGTCTAAAGTAAAATCTATAGTGTTGTATCAAGGCGAACTTGCCACTGGAAAATTTGCTTATATTATCAAGAATGTTAATAAACTTTCAGATGAAGATAAATTGCAAAGCTGGTATATTTATCCAGTATATACAGATTAGTTCATTTAAGCAGACTAAATTTAGACTAAAATTGGTCTGCTTTTTTGATATAAAAATTTATAAAAAGGAGAAATAATTCAAAAATGGATGTATTACATATTACCTTAAATGAAGAAGGCAAGGTCTCGCATTTTGCGCCAGATTTTAAGGTGATGAGAGGTTCTTACGGAAACATTTTAATCAACATTGAAGTTCCACACAAATTGCTTGTTGAGTCTTTGTATGACGAAGGAAAAGCAATAACCGGAAACAATGTTAGAGTTGGTGCAATTATAAGAACTGCGACAGGTATGAATATACCTACAAAAAAATATGAGTTATCGTTTGTAAAAGATTTCCAAAAAGATGGAAAAGATTACCGTTTATACCAGCGAAAATGCCCTAAAATCTTCACAATGTGGGAGACAGTAAGTTTGCTTGAGACAGCAACTTCTGGGCTTTTAGAGATGGTTATAAATGTCGTAAACTGGTCTTTAGATGCTAACGGTGCAAAAATAGAAGAATCTTGGCCAAGTCAGATAGTTCCTGTAGAGGTTTATCAAAGTGAATTTATGGATGATGGCGATGAAATCAATCCAAGCGATTTTGATTTATTACAAAGCCAGGTTCAAGAAGAAACAGCAAGACAACATGAAATCGATGCTGAACTGTTTGGAACAGATGCAGATACTTTGGGAAATTATCTTTTAACAAGACTTCTTGCTGGTAACAAAATAACAATTCAGAAAGATACTTCGAAATCACCAAACAATCAATTAAAAATTTCTGTAGAGACAATAAATGCAAATGAAGTTCCAATTAACAAAATAAAAGAAATTGAAGCTACAGATGTTCAAGGTGCTTTGGAAGAATTAAATAAAAGAACCGACTCTAAGCATGTTGATACAGTTAAAGGTATTGAGGAAGGTTTGGTTGATAACACAGACCCATACAATCCAATTATCTTACACGATTCCACAAAGGCCGATGATAAAAAAGTTGATGATGCTGTTGTTGAGTTAAATAATAAAATTGAACAAAATGTAAAAACGATTAACGACACTATTAATAGTAATGTTGAGCAAAACAATCAAACTATGTCTTTAAAAGCAGATTTGGTTGATGGAAAAGTTCCAAGCTCACAACTTCCAAGTTATGTAGATGATACTATTGAAGTTAATTCTTATACAGATTTAGAAAATATTACAGGTGAAGCTGGAAAAATATATGTAACACTCGATACAAACTTGACTTATAGGTGGACTGGAACAACTTTTGTTGAGATAAGTAAGAGTTTGGCACTTGGTGAAACTGAAAACACAGCTTATCGTGGCGATAGGGGTAAAACTGCTTATGAACACTCTCAAACAACAGGAAATCCACATAACACAACCAAAGCAGATATTGGATTGTCAAATGTTGATAACACCAGCGACTTAGACAAACCTATTTCTAATGCTACACAAGCAGCATTAAATTTAAAAGCAAGCCAAAAAAGTTTGAATGAGTTAGAAGCTAAAATTCCGGAAGGTGTTAAGCTGTATGATACCACAGGCCAAAGTACAGATGGTTCAATGACTCAAAAGGTAATTACAGATTGTTTAACCGACTTAAGTGCAAACTTAGAAGAGCAGATTGAAGAAAACAAAAGTACTATTGAAGGTGTTGGTAATAGTCTTAATGATTTAGCTTCAACTGTAGACGCTATAGATGGTAATTTAAGTGAGCTAAGTGTAACTGTAAATGATAACATACAAGATATAGAAACTAAATTAAATAAAAATCAAGGCACTGCTAATAAAAACAAAACAATGGTGGTTGCTGAAGATGGAACAGTTACTCCTTCAGATACAATTTATGTTGGGGGAGTTCAACTTGTAAGTGGTACCGATACGGATGGAAACCCTTATATTGAATTTGTATTTCCGGAGGAAGAATAGTTATGAGTAGTTTTAAATTAAAACCTTCAGATAGAGAGTCTATTGATTTTGCAGAACAAGAAAAAATAAAAAGAAAAGATGTTGCAGCTGAAAATTTTGCAGTTTTTGATGAAAAAGGGCATCTAAAAGATAGTGGTATTTCCAAAGGAAATGCTGCTTTGCTTAACAAATCAAATAATTTTACACAAGAACCTCAAATAAGTGGTTTAACAATTAGAAGATATTTAGGGATAAACAAAACAGCTGACTGGGATGATGGTGTTCAAGAGACCCCCGTTACTATTAGCGCAGGAGCAGCAAGTGCTTCTAAGCAGGCAGGTAATTATGGAACAGTAGTGGCTGCTATGAATACTACACAAACAGAAAATGCACATGTGGAAATTCAAATGTCATCAGATAATAGTTATTTTAAAAGAGTAGCATACTTTAAACAGAACGGTTTTTCACCTATTTCTTGTGTTAGTTATTTTATTCCACCTGGGTGGTGGTGGAAAGTTGTTTGTTCTTCACAAACAGGAGCAATAGTATATTATTCAAAACTAAATGGAGGAGCGTTCCCAAGTAACGCATAATAATATGGAAGTTTATTTACACTATGATACTAATACAGGAAAAATTTTAGAGATTGGAACAGCTGACGCAATAAACAAAGAACCTTTTATTGTATACGATGGTATAGAATGGAATACTCGTCTAAACAATGGGTTTAGACCATTTATTAAAGACAATAATGTTGTTTGGGAGGCTGACCCAAATTATGAACACGCTGAACTTCTTTTGTGGTTTGATAGAGAGTATGGGTATAAAGAACAAAAACTCAGACGACTTATTGCTTTAAATAAATTAACTGACGATGGCAAAGATGCGAGTAAAGCATTGATTGAACTATACAATGAAGCCGAAGAAAAACGGAAAAGAATACAAGAATTAGAAAAACTTTGTTAAATAATTGGTTGAAATAAGGAGGTATTTTATGAAACCAACAATTAATGTGAAAAGAAAAAATGGCGCCTTCCATATAACCTGTTCGGGGGGGTATACCTAAATAACAGATGCATTGTAGACGCAGATGGTGTATATGGTTCTCATCCGGTTGGAACATTTTATATTTCAGATAAAGATGAAACAATAGAAGATGGGAAATATCATCCAGCAAATATGTTTGGTGGAACCTGGGAAAAAACTTCTGCAGGTAGAGTTTTAACAGGTGCTGGAACTTTAAATGGAATTAGCTATATTTTAGGCGAAGAAATATCTGCAGGATTACCAAATATTGTTGGTAGTGATTTAGTTGTTGTAGCAGAAACTTCAAACTCAAAGAATGGAAGTGGAGCTTTATCATTTAACAACAAAACAGGAGGTAATAGTATAGGCACAAGTGGAAATCACTATTGGGAATACAGAACAATAAATTTCGATGCCAATAATGGTTCAACCGTGAAAGAAATATATGGTAATTCAAATACAGTGCAGCCAAACACACTCGTTGTAAATATATGGAAAAGAATTTCTTAAAAAAGGAGAAAATATGAAGATAAAGAAAATTGGTGAGGTGGTTGATATAATCTCTGGGGGGGGGGTAAAGCTTAATGGTAAAACCTTATTAGATTGGATATGTCCAGTTGGAACATTTATCGAAACAGATAGTGATGAACACCCTGTGGATACTTATGGTGGTGGTGAATGGTTAAAAATTGAAGGCAGAACACTTATAGGTTCTGGTAGTATCGAGCCAAATGGGTCAGAACCTGCAGAGGGAAGCACAACTGCTTTGATTTATAGTGTAGGGGATAAACCTAATGCAGGTTTACCGGATATAGTTGGCACTTTTACAGGGCCTCTTAATGGAAGTGATGGCAAAACTGGTGCACATACTGGGGCATTTTATTTATCCGATAAAGGTTCCAGCAATAATAACTGGGGTGGTAATAGTAGTTGGAATAATACAAGCACTGAAGGGTTTAAAGCTTCTCTTTCTAACTCGATTTATGGAAATAGTTCAACGGTTCAAACAAACAGTTATGTAACTAACATTTGGCAAAGAATAGCTTAATAATTTTTTGGAGGAAAATATGAAAATATATAATCAAGAAAAGAAGACAATCTTAGAAAACCCAGATTTAACGAAGGGTTATCTTGTAAATGACAAAATTTTTGTTAAACATGTTCCTGCTCAAGAGGAAGTTAAAAAACAATCTCACTATGAGGATGTAAAAGTTTTTTACAATCCAGATGGTTCTGTTAAAGGGAAGGAGGTAAGGGAAGTAATTGATATTCCTCACAGACCAGCTGTAGAAGCTCATGATGAGTATGAAGATATTCAAGTATATATTCCTTATACTGAAGAAGAATTGCTTGAAATGCAAAAAGAGGAATTAAGGGCCTGGAGAGAAGAATATTTTAAAATTATTGATTGCGCAGTTTGGTATGATTGCTTGACTGTAGAAGAAAAAGAAGAAGTTAAACAATTTAGACAAGAATTGCTTGATATAACGACTACCCTAAAACACCCAGCAATTCCGAATTGTGTATTAAAAAGGGTTTAGGTGAAGTTATGGGTTTAAAAATTGTAAAAATAGCCGATGGCTACAATATCCTGGGGGGGGGTAAACTCTTCTGGGAAGGACAATCTATTAGAGTGTTCGATATTGGAGATTTATACATAACAATAAATGAAACATCTCCTGCAGAAAAATATGGTGGTAGTTGGAAACGAGTTGCTGAAGGGAGAGCTTTGTTCGGTGCTGGAGAAATAGAACCAAACGGAGATTTTCCAGAAATAGATAGCACTACTAAATATACATATTTTGCAGGAAATCAATATAATGCAGGACTCCCAAATATTAAGGGTAGTATAGGAAACTTCGCTCATTACCCCAAAAATGTTTCAAGTGCTTCAGGAGCTCTTTATTCCGGTGGTAGGACAGGAAATGCTTTTACTGGTTCTACATCTGAAAGTGGTCTTTCAAAAATTGCTTTTGATGCTTCAAAATCAAGTTCTTTATATGGTAATTCAAGTACTGTACAACCAAATACTTATGTAGTTTATATGTGGGAGAAAGTTGCTTAAAAGGGTAAGGACATAATTGTCCTTATCATGTGTATTAAGGAGGAATTATGTCAATAAAATTTAAGAAAACAAGTCAAGGTGTAGATATCTCGGGGGGGTATTAACGGTATCTAATGAAC